CAAGTGCCTTAACATATTCACTAACACAAAATTGTCAGACAGTTGGTGGTTGTACCGTATCCGTAACGCAAGAATAATACTAAATAGTAATATGAGATATTTGACCCATTGGTCAACAGCATTTATTACCGTCATATTATTGACATATATTGGGTTACAAGACCCAGGCTTTAAAGAGCTGTTGAGACTTAAATCATTTGACTTTGTATTACAGCAAGAAGAAGTCACACCCTCATCAGATATTACAATCATTACAATAGACGAAGAAGCGATTGAGAAGTACGGACAATGGCCATGGCCAAGAGATACTCTAGCACAAATCATTTATGACTTACGAAACGCACAGACCGGCATTATTGTTATGCCTATATTGTTTAGTGAGCCAGATAGATTTGGTGGTGATGAGGAGTTTTGTAATGCATTAGGATACGGCACCGTCATTGCTCAAGTAGGGACGACACAAAAGAATACAAGTAATGCAGTACCACGTGGTGTTGCAAAGATAGGGAATCCACTAGACTTTTTGTATGAGTGGCCGGGTATGGTTGGTCCAGAATTGTTTTTAAGTAATTGTGCAAACGGTGTTGGTGTTATCAATACAGCGCCAGAGATAGATGGTGTTGTAAGACGAGTACCACTACTGATGAAGATTGATGAGAATGTTTATCCCAACATGGCAATAGAAACAATTAGAGTTGCAGTTGGTGATCCGTCTTATCAAGTCAAAGCAGACCAAAGTGGTGTAATCGCTATGAGAGTACCGGCATATGCTACAATCAATACTGATAGCAATGCAAGAATATGGGTACGTTGGAATAAAAAGTTTAACACGATATCAGCTGCGAGTGATGATTTCTCCGCAGCCGCTGGTACAACAGTTATTTTAGCCATGACAGCAGAGGGACTAGGTGGCGTGATTGCAACGCCAATTGGCGAACAGTACGATTATGTGATAAGTGCAAACACATTACAAACAATACTTGATGGTGAGACAATACAACGTTGGGACTTTCTATATGAAATAGCTGTTGCATTTCTCCTAGGATGTGTTATAGTCTTACTATGTAGATTTAGTCCATACTGGCTTATTGCTGTGGTATTGATTGGTTTATACATTGGCGTTGGTAATACTTTCACAATGCTCTATGAGAGCAGTCTATTATTACTAGACATTACTTGGATTTTGCTGACGGCTACTATAGTAGCGTTTCACAGCACATTTTTACGTTTCATCTTAGAGTTCCGTGCCAAACAGCAGATAAGAAAACAGTTTGAAAAGTATTTAGACCCACGTCAAGTGGCGATATTAGTAAAAGACCCTAGTAAGTTAAAACTAGGAGGAGAACGTAAGACTATGAGTTATCTATTCATGGACATTGTAGGCTTTACACCTATAAGTGAATACTATAAGAATAAAGATGACCCAGAGGGCTTAGTAGAATTGATAAACGAGTTTCTGAACGAGTGTAGTAACATCATAATGAACAACGGTGGTATGATTGATAAGTTTATGGGAGACTGTATAATGGGTATATTTGGCGCACCGTTAGATATGGACAATCATGCTGAAATGGCTATCAAGTCATGTAAAGAGATAGAACAAAAAGTATTAGAGTTAAAAGTCCTCTACAAAGAACGAGGACTACCAGATATCAATGTTGGCACCGGTGTGAATACTGGTACAGCTATTGTGGGTAACATGGGGTCAAAAACAAGACTTGACTATTCTGTAGTAGGTGACGCCGTGAATTTGGCAGCGAGACTAGAAGCAACGGCGGGCAGACACGAACATATAGACAATAAGACTATATGGTCATCATATACACAGGAATTGTTACCAGATACATTTAAGACTAAGAGTATTGGGGAAATAAAAGTAAAGGGAAAGGAAGAACTAATACAGATATACACATTTCAATCATAGGAGAACAAATGACTTTAACTAGGAGTATGGGCACAATGCCTAATCAATTCAAAGGGAGAACTAAAATGAAAAATTTAAAAAAACAGACGAAGCAACAGACGAGAAAAAACTTATTGACCTTGATGAAAACACCTAGACTAAAAGTCGTAACTTAATTCACCCATTGTCATATCAGGAGCAGTAGTGGATTTTTGTATAGAGAATGTGCTACTGCTTGAATTATTCACTAAACTTTGATTACTATTACTAGACAATACAACTGGCTGATTATTACTAGCCATGTCATTAGATTGCTTCTCTTGCATATTCATACCCAACGCTGAACGTAATTCACTTATACGTTGAGTTGCCGCTTCAAAGTCTATTTCTGGACTTGCAAGACCAAAATACTTTGTCTCACCAGTTGGCAGCCAAGACATATCAACAGACCCACCCATTATTGCAGCCTCTATCAACGGCACACTTTCAGATAAGTCTTTTGCAAATGCTTTCATGTTTATCTTACTACCGTCAAATTTAACAGCACTTATAACACCAAGTGATGTGGCTAAACTATCTAATGCAGTTGAAGCCGTTGTTAAGTCTTCAGCATTATCTGCTAAGTTAAGCATTTCTTGTACCGGACTTTCATTACCAGAGAAGAAGTTAAGTATAGACGCTCCTACGCCAACAAGAGCATCGACAAATTTAGCACCACTAAATGCAACAAGACCGGCAGATATAATACCTAACACACTAGCGAGGTCAGTTGCTTTCTGAACATTGATACCCTCATCTTCCGTAATACTTAATAAGTCAGATACATTGTCTTTAATTGTTTGAGCGAAATCTACACCAGAGAATTGTGTTATTGCTTCAGCGATACCGGCTGCACCCTTACCAACACTAAATGCAAGTAAGCCAGCACCAATCCCTGTCATTGTTGAAACAAATAATGCCGTATCAACGAGGTTTTCTAAACTAGCAATACTTAATAGTGTAGTGACGTTATCAACGATACCCTGTGCCCAATCTGGATTGATGAACTCACCCGCTCCAGTTGTTAGAGCGGCGACCGCAGACCCAGCACCAAATACTGCCAAACCGGCAGCAATACCGGACATAGCGAGTAAGAACACGGCACTTTCACCAACGAGTCCTACAAGACCACTACCCACAGCGTCATCTATACTTAATAGTGTAACAACATTGTTTTTGATAGATGTTGCCCAATCTGGATTTGCAAAGAGACCACCAGCGTCAACTAACGTTGCCACAGCAGACCCAGCACCAAATGCGGCTAAACCAAGACCAATACCGGTCATAGCGAGAGTGAAAGCACCACCGTCTTTCAACATCTCCATGTTACCACCTAAGTCATCTTTAATAGATAATAATTCTTTTACATTCGCCCTAATGTTCTTAGCGAAACCATCTTCACCGGTCTTAAACATATCAAATGCTTTAGATACGGCAATCCCTGTTGATACAGCTGCAAGACCAATACCAATACCAGTCATTGCAAGACCAAACGCAGCCCCATCTTTTAACATATCAATGTTACTGCCTAAGTCATCAGATATACTCATCAACTCATTAACATTGCTACGAATGTTACTAGCGAACTCACTATCTTGGAAGATACCATCTACAGCCGCAGCTACACCGGCACCCACACTAAACGCAGCTAAACCAAGACCAACACCGGTCATTGCAAGCATGAATGATCCGCCTTTTAGAAAGAACTCTACTTTACCACCCATATCATCAGATATGCCCATTAACTCTTTTACATTGGCACGGATTGCTTTACCGTCCATGTCATTTAATTCACTTAGTAAGTATCCGGCACCACCGGCAAGAATACCAGCACCAGCAAGTAATGCACCACCACCAAGCATTGCAGAACCAGCACCAAGTCCTAGTTTTCCTAATATACCAGCAAGACCCTTTTTAGTTTGTTTGCCAACACCGTCAGCTTCTTTCTCCGCACTATCGTCAGCACCCTTCTTCCCACCTAGTAATGCGTTTCTTTCTGCTTCATCAGCGATTGCTTGTTGTCTATCAGCAGCGGCATTTGCTTGGTCTTCCGCAGACCCTATCATTTCACTAAAGTTGTTAGTGAACGTCTCTTTTATAGAAGCGAGACTATCGTTATTCTTTTTGAATTGTAGTGCCAGTGACTGACCAAAAGACCTATTCTGTGACTTAGTTGTGGATTCAACTGTAGTGACTAACTCTCTAGTCTGAGTTTCAACGACTTCTCTATTGTCGTTTTTATTCTCTTGTAGCCGCATTATTACGTCTTTAAAATCTGCCATAACCTACTCTATTTCTTTTTTGAATATGCTTGTGAGCCAAAGAAAGCCGCAACAATACCAGCAACAGCAACAAAGTATGTAGGTGCCATATCCCCTAGTATTTCACTTGCGGTTTCTAAACCAACAAGTATTGCAACGACAATCATTGTTGGGTATAATAATAGACCCGCCAAAGCAAACCATGTCATCTTACGTTGAGCGTCTCTCATAGCGTCAGCGTCTTCTAACTCTTTACGTTTAAATTCTAAATACATTTCATGTTCTTTTTCAGAGACTTTACCATCACCATTACTATCTGCTGGATGTGGTGCTGTCACCGTCTTCTTTACTTCTTCTTCAGCCATCTTATCTCTTTCGTTGCGCCTCTCTATACTTGTTATTTTCTTCCTTTATATGTTCATTCAATAAAGCAAGATACACTTCTCTTTCATACGGTAACATGTTTTCAATCTCAGTTAGTGACCAATGGTGTAACTGTATCATTTTAAAATTCAATTCATAATATTGTTCTAAATTAATATGAGAGAGGCATATTAAAAAAAACTTTGCATACCCTCCAACGTCACTTTACCCTTCTTCTTTGTTTTAGGGTTAGTCACATTGACGATATGCTTCAATCTTGGCATTGTTGCAAAGAAACCCTGTATCTTAGCAAACTGTTTTTGTGTTAAGTTTTCTAAGAAGTCAGATATCTCTTGCTCTGACAAATCATTTGCTTCATATGTTTCAATGCCGTCTATAATTTGATGAATACATTGTCCAGTCATAGCGATAGTATCAGCTGCTTTAAGTGTCTTCAAATTTCTACCAGCAAATGTTTTTACTGTAGGGTATCTCATTACAATACTTACATTATCAGTTAATTCTATCTTGTTTGTATGTCCATCTTCTACTTCGACCTCAACTTTAGATAAATCAACTGTATGCTGTACTTTTGTTTCATTATCATCTGGGCATGTTAAGTTTAACGATACTTTCTCACCAACTGCTTTAGAACGTATCTTTAGAAAGATATACTCCATATCAAATGACGGATACTTATGTGGTTGTATCTTACCAAATGTACAGTTTTCAATAATCGTCATCAAAGCGTCAATCATCTCCGTATCGTCACCCTCTTGCGCTTGTAAAAGTATCTTTTCTTCTTTTACTAAGAAGGGTCTATATTTAATCTTCTCATCTGTGCTAGGTACATTAAGCTCAAATGTTTGTGTGTTTAGTAGTGGCAAAGCCATAATTTAATCTCCTTTATAATATTAAAAAGTAAGTGGCGGGAATATTTTACCACCAAATACTTTACCAATTGGAATTGACCGTTTCAAACCATTCAATACATCACGGCCGGTTCTTCTTAATTCTGGTGGGAGTCCGTTTAAGAAACCACCACCGGGTTTTACTTCACCAGATGATAGACCACCAACTTTACCGGTGCTGTCTATATCTAAGTCAAAGTTTAACCAATCTCTATACGAGAATGTAACTGTAATTGCAACATAACTATTTTGAGTGCCACTATCGTAGTTGACTTCTCCTATTGCGCTTGGGAATGCTTCTCTCATTCTGATACCATATGTTGCTCTGTCTCTATCTTCAGCGACTTGAAATGACCCTAACTGAAATACATCTATTGGTGCTGTGTATTCTTTGTAGAAGTTAAACATGCCAGTTTGATTATCATAAACAAGTGCTTGCCACTCCTCAAAGAAGTTACGAAGACGTAAAAACTTATCACCAATGAACGTTGCAGTAATGTCACTATACTGTACGCTAGTAGGGTATTTATACGGCGCACCAGCGATACGGTATGGACTTGTATTGAGTGTTCTTGCTGGCATAGTGATATTCGTACACATCAAAGCGACTTGCTGTGCCATATCCACGTTGTTACTGTTTGCAGTATTACCGGCATTTGCTTGCTCAAAATTACCACCACTTCTTGTATCTGTTTGTATCTTAGATGGCAATGTAATGTTTACGAGAAAGCGAGTACCACGGGCAACACCCTCACCAGTTGATAACGCTCCTCTAAAACGATTAACTGTTGTTTCTGGATTTGCACGTTGTTTGATACGTGGATCACCGGGTATGTTATCATACTCTCTCCCACGTGGTAGTCCTAATCTTATATCAAACGGTCCTACTCTCTTACCCTGTCTAAAGATAGCCATTAAATCATTCTCCTACTATCTGACCAAACTGTACTCGCTCCTGCTTTCTTAAACTGCTGTACTGGCATAAGTATAGCGGGTGCAAAGTCATCTGGTTCTAATCTCAAAAATTTTGATTTGAGTTGAGAACGCAAGTAGTGTTTAATCGTTGGTTTAATTTCTTTTATATTCTTCAATGCTTTATAATTTCCCTTAAAATTTCTTTTGTCTAGTGTCTCTAATAATTTCATGCGTAGTGGGATAGGGAGATAGTGAAAGTTACACCCTAAGAAACCCCCTGGTGCCGGTTGTATTGGTAGTACAAGTGGGAATATATCATAATACGGCAACAATACTTTTGTCTTTGGGTCATAACGAAAGAAGTTTAACGCACCGGGTCCCGGTGTACTGAACAATTTACCAGAGCGCATAAGTTTAGCTGCAGATATCTTGTTTGATAACTCAGCGACTTTCTTTTTATACCAATTGATAGATAAGTCTCTATCTGCCGCTGCCGTACGAATTGTATCAAATATTGATTGAGTTGCCATAATAATACTATTTATGTCTAAATATGGACATGGCAAAGAAGAAAATAGGGAAGTATGTACATAGAATGCCGGTATCTAACAAGTATAGACCTATCAACAAGAGCAAGTACAAGGGTGACCCTACCAATATCATCTTTCGCAGTAGTTGGGAAAAGATAGTATTTAAGTATTGTGACCTCTCACCGGCTGTGTTACAATGGTCTAGTGAGGAGTTTTTTGTACCGTATCGCAGTCCGTTTGATAAGAAGATACACCGGTATTTCCCAGACGTGTGGCTAAAGTATAAAAACAAAGATGGTATTATAACACAATCCGTGCTAGAAATCAAGCCTAAAAAATACACAAAAATGCCTCCTAAACCCAAGCGTGTAACAAAAGATTGGAAATACACTACTGAACAATACATCATCAATCAAGCGAAGTGGGAAGCGTGTGAAGCATACTGTAAGAAAAGAGATTATAAGTTTCAGATTATTACTGAGGATGTATTGAAACATTGGTCAACAATTTCGCCGTTATAACACATAAATAGTATTATGTCAAGCTTAGCAAACAAACTACGAAGTAAGCTATTTGGCGGTGTATTGGGTGGGTCAAGTCAATCAACAGCAGCTGCTGGTGTAGATTTATCTCGTAAGACAAGAAGCAACACATCAACCGCACATTTAGATATAGATAAGAACAAATACTCATTGGGTACTGTACAGTATCCGGATGACTTGGGTACAGCAGAGTTTGGTCATTATCTGATGTTTTACATCTACGAAGTAAGCAAGAGTAGATACAGCGGACCACAAGTAACATCAACAACACAGACAATACAAGACCAAGGACAACGTGGTCAACAAAAGACAGTATTTAAAAATCATAAGAAAGCAGAGGGCGTAACATCAAGCGCTTCAGCGGCATACCCTTACAAAGGGAATGAGAAGTTAGCCAAAAGAGGAGAAGAAAAGGGATTAAGTGGCGCATTAAAGCGTAGTGGTCGTTTAAAACGTACAAGTGACGTAATATCACTCTACATGCCACCCAACATCAAGTCAAAGTACGGCGCAAACTATAAGAATAGTGATACTGGATTAGCCGGTGTCATTGGTGGTCAGTTAGCAGATAGTACAAGTATTGATAGTATGTTGGCAAATCTATCTAACAGCGGAACATTTAACACAATCAAAGACGCATTTATAGACACAATTGGTCTTCAAATAGGTGCCGGCATTACAAATCTTGTAGGTGCTGGTGACTTAGAGGGTGTTATAAGAAAAGGAATGCAGAAAGCGTTAAACCCAGCAGTAGAGGCGATATTCCAATCTGTGGATTTGCGTGAATACAGTTTTAGTTTTCGTTTTACACCAAGGACAGAGAATGAGGTGCGTACCGTAGACAACATCATCAAGTTATTTAAGTTTCACATGCTGCCTGAGCGAGTACAAGACCAAGAAATAGGTCGTCACTTGATATTCCCTAGTGAATTTGAAGTGTATTACATGTTCCAAGGGAAAGAAAACACTTGGTACCCATTCACGGCTGGCAGTGTATTAAAGAGTATGGACGTAGATTACGGTCCCGGTGGTGAAACACAGCACTTTAGACCAATAGAGACCGGTAACGGTGCGGCTCCTCCCCCAACAGAAATCAATATGACGTTAAACTTCCAAGAGAACGAGATAATGACAAAAGAGAAGATTGTAGAGGGATTCTAGTATGTACTTTAAAAAATTTCCCACATATGAGTATGACGTACAAGCCAATCAATATAGAACACTTATAACAGATATTTTACGCCGTGTCAACCTCAAAGCGAATGTCCGTGCAAATAGTTTAGTATTTGATGAATATACCGTGAATGACGGTGAGACACCAGATATTGTCGCTACCAAATACTATGATAATCCACTCTATCATTGGGTCATAGTGACGGTCAATAACATTACAAGCAGACATGATTGGCCTATGGATCAAGCGTCATTAACAGAATACGTCAATGATAAGTATGATGACCCAGACGGTGTCCATCATTACGAAGTTGCTCAGACAAGTGGTGATACAACAATCAAGCTACAAGTCGCAAGTGATACAGCCGGCGCAGTCACAATCACAAACTACGAACACGAACAAACAGAAAACGACAACAAAAGACGTATAAGACTACTAGATAGGGCATACGTAGCGCAATTTAGAAACGAGTTTGAACAATTAATACAAAGATAAGCATATGCAATTTGCTGGTGATTATAAATTAGAAAGTGTTATCGTCCATAGCGCTTCAGGGAGTATGGATATCAAAGACTTGATATTAGAACTGAACGTATACGAGAGCATACACTCAAGCAATCTATACGGCAATCTGACGATTATGGATAGTGCCAATCATGTACAAAATCTCCCCATCATAGGACAAGAAGACATAGAGTTTGAAATCGCAACAAGCGAAGATACAGAAACATTGAACTTTAGGAGACACAGAGGACGTATATACAAAGTCAATAACATGATACGCACAGAGGAGAGACAACAAGTCTATACTATACATTTTAGTAGTAAAGAAACACTCCTCAATCAACGTACACGAGTAAAAAGCGCTTACGAAGGGTCTGGTGACGAGATAGCCGTAAAAATACTTCAGGACGTGTTAAAAACAAACAAAGCAATTGCTGTAGAGCCAAGTGACTTACGCACTAAGCTGACCGGTAACAATATGAAACCATTTGACTTTCTGAACATGGTGAGAGACCGTTGCCGTAGTAGAGTATTTGAGGGTGCCGGTTTTCTCTTTTTTGAAAATCACCGTGGGTACAATCTTCGCACTTATGAGAGTTTATCCCATACACCTAGTGGTCCTCGTGAGCCCAAAGAGAAGTTTATCGTACAACCAAGTGCTCGTAACGTGGCGATAGAAGACGATATGCAATCTGTAACAGAATACCGTATTACAAAGAACCAAGACGTATTGGCTGCATCCGCAAGTGGCTTATTAGCCAGCACTCATTACATCTATAACTTAGCGAGTAAATCATATGTAAAGATTACACAGGACTATGCTACAATGTTTGACGGCATTAAACACCAAGAACGGGCACCACTCTTTACAACATCACCAGAAGAAGAAGGGGATAACAAGAGTTTATTTGATTTTTTTGAACAACGCATAGACGTATCAAGCAGAGACACCAAGTTACACCAACAGAGTGCCAATGATGAGAGAAACTACAATAACCACAGTAATCAGAAACAATTACGAAGAATGATAAGTCTATCCCATGACCAAATCACCGCAAAAGTCACCGTACCGGGTAACTCCAATCTCGCCGCTGGTGATTTAATAGAACTCCATGTACCCAGTTACGAACCCATAGACAAAGGGGAAACAAGAGTACATGACGTATTTCTAAGTGGCAGATGGATCATCACAAACTTAGTACACGCTATAGGCTCAGAGAGATACACTTCCACATTTGATTGTGTGAAAGATAGTGTCGCTGTAGAATACGAGAGTACGGATAGTACCATAGCCGCAGAAACAAATTACAAAGAACCAATATACGGTGAGAGTGAAGTAGGCGATGAGTAACTATACCAATCTTCCGTTTAAAGCCACGAATATAGAAGGCGTGGATAGACATGATAATATTCTCCGCTTACACAAAGACAGTATTGTGGAATTAAGCGAAGGGGATATCACTATAACCACATATGAATTAAACGAAGTGTTACACAATGTTACAGTAATACAACCTACGATTATTAAGAATGAAACAAACAGAATACACTATATCGCACTAACAGATAATATGATTAGTCCTCCAGCAAATGGAGGTCCAAACGAGTATATTAGCATACGGACAAGACCACAATGACAAGACTATATAGAATAAAACAGTATGTATACAAACTATTGAGGAGTATAGGAAAAGACTTAGAATCCATGAGAAATAATAGTGATTATAGTTGGCATACAAACAGTTACGCAAAGAGAAGTAACAATATGGAGACCACCAGTATAAAACTGGCGACTTACGAGCAAAAAACGGAGAACAAATGAAATTTTATATTGGAGTAATTGAAGATAGGCATGACCCGGAGCAGACCGGCCGTTTCCGTGTGAGAGTTCTAGGACTACACACAGAGGACAAAGTGTTACTCCCTACGGCTGACTTGCCATGGGCAACTGTATTATCAGCTGATGGAGCGAATTCTGGACTAGGTCATACACCCCCTTTCTATGTACATGGCACTTGGGTCTATCTCTCCTATAGAGATGAAGACAAGCAGGAGCCAGTCATTCATGGAGCGCTAGCCGGCAAGCCAGTTGCAGTATCAAGCCCCACACTAGGATTTAACGACCCAGATGGGGTCTATCCTAAGCTGGCGAATGAGAGTGATGTCCATGAGCTAGCACGTGGTGTGGAGACAGCTGTCAATGCAGTAAGACGAGATGAGCTCAAGGTCTCCGGTACCGCCACAGCTGATTTTGATGGGATTCCCGCAGAAAACTCAGCCAGTGGTGTGGCGATAGACCCTAGTGATGGAGGCTCATTTGACATGCCCAGCATAGTCAATGGGACATATAAGCCTACCTACCCATTCAACAAAGTGTTCGCTAGTGAGAGTGGCCATGTCCTAGAGTTTGATGACACAGAGAACTATAGGCGAGTACATCTATCCCATGCAGCCGGATCCTATATGGAGTATAGTAATGATGGCACCCTTGTCATGCACAGTATATCAGATAGGTATGAGATTGTCAACAGCAAGTTATTCACAGCTGTGGGTGGTGATGAAGTACACAGTACGGATGGCTCCCTCAAGGTATTTGCCAATAAGAGCTTGACAAGTGGCAATCATTATGATATAGAGATAGGCGCAGGGGCGAACATCAACATCATGGTACGTAACGGTGATATGAACATGCACATACTAGGCAATGTCAATCAAAGCATAGACGGTGACTTTAATGTGAGCTGTGATAACTTTACAATAGATGCCAGCAGAACGGCGAAGATATCAAGTAGAGACATGAGGCTCATAGGCAGTGATACCGTAGATGTAGATGGTGGTACGATAGACCTTAATTAAGCCATACGTCAAAACTGCCA